GCGGCATACTTGAGGCCACTGCCTCCTCCCATTTCTTTAGTTGGGACATAAGATCCGATAACATCGTAGGTATGATTAGTAACTATGAGTGGTATATTTGCTTGACCAAGTTTGAGAGTAAGCATACGAAATGCTCCCTTAACAAGTTGTGATTTGGTCATATCACGAACTTGTTTATCATCTAGAGCATCACGAATTTCTTTCTCTGTAGAAAGCATACCTAAAGAATCCAAAACAAACATACAAGGTTTGCGATTCTCCTCATCTGATTTTAAGTATATATCAACTGCCTTAAGTGCCTTGCCACGAAACTCCTCAACTGTCACGACATTCACAACAACCAACCGTGTTGTATCAATTCCACGAGACTCCAATAATCCTTTATTGACTGCTGCTTCAGTGTCAAAATAGAGGCAATACCCATCAGGGTGAGTATCCAAAAAGTTTTTGACAATAGCAAGTGAGAAATAAGTTTTACCAGTGCTTGTCTCACCAGCAATAGCAGTAATACGATTGCTGCTAACCCCGCCAAAAATAGACCCACTAATGAGTCCATTAAAAATGTAGGATCCTGTGTCAATGAATCTTTCAGTTTCATCAATGTCTGACGCAATCTGCGTATATTCATCTCCTATCTCTTTTACTATTTCTTTTAAAAAATCCATTATGTGAAAAATAATTCAAGGTTTACAGTTTTCTCAACGTTCCATCCAATCGCATCAAGAATGGCTTTAAGTGGTTCTACAAAGCTCTTCTCAAATTGTAGATCATAATCTATGTATTTGTCAAGTCCAAGTTCATGTGGAAAGTCTTGAATGAATGATATTACATTCTCCTGTATGATATTTGGTCTCTGCAAATATATGAACTTAACCTTTTCACCATTACTAATTAAAGAATATTTTTTATCTAATTGTTTCTTCTTTACATAATGGTTGAATAAAAGAGCACCTCTTATGTGTATCGGTGTTCCTTTCGCATAGATGGTAGAGGATGCTTTGTACTTACGAACATCAGATGCGGTTCTTGGAAATGCGATGTCTTCTGGATTAAGAGTCTTAAACTTTGCACGACAATCATCTATGAAATGAATCACATCTTCTTCTGTGCCATTCATCATTAACTTAAGTCCATCCTTAATCATGGTGCGACAAGGTGCAGGAGTTGATGACTTGACTGCCTCAATGCCCATCATTTTAAGTTTAGGTTCTTCATATCGAACACCCTCACTATCCCATACATTGAGAATATATCTTTTCTTTGCAGTCCAGATACCACGTTCGGCAATATTCTCACGTTTCATCACCATCTTTTGTTCGTAGGCATTTACGTAGTTCGCCAACGTTTCGTAAGAACTTTCAATATACTTCTCAAATTCCATTTCACAGATCTTATTAAGGAACGAGACAATGCTAGAAGCATTCTTTTCTCTGCCTTTGTATATAACTTCGACCAGAGGACCCAGATTGAGGTAGATAGAATCAGTGTCACTAGCAATAACATAATCGACATTCTCCGTTTTTAGTATTTTGTTGATGAAAGTATTCATTCGGTTCTCAATCCATCGGATCGAAACCTGACCCGATAGAGTGATTGCCTCTGCATTGGCAAGTTTGTAGTATCGGAAATATTGATTTCCAATGGCACCATAGGCAGAGTTAAGTTGGATCTTACGTGCCATCTGTATATTATTACATCTGGCAATCTCCTTCTCAAGTGTCTTGGTAGGAGTTTTTTCATATGCTTGTTTTGCAGCAAGCATTTTCTTTTTGTATATGGTGCGGTCTTTGTATATCTTCTCCATCAACTCTGGAAGAAAACCTCTTTTATCTTTTCGATACATTGCACCATTGGCACACACAGCACTATCCTGATACAACTCAAAGTTTATTTCTTCCTCAAGGATTCGATCAACAGAAGCTGTGGGATGCCTTTTTTCGAGGAGGGTCTCTGGGGAAATATTGTACTGCATAATGAGATGAGGGTAAAGACTGTTAAGGTCAAAACTAACCACCCAATCATACTTTCCAGGAATCGGTTCCTTGACATAAGCACCTGCGTATTTTTCGACTTTATCAGATCTCTCCTTTGGAGGGATTACAATATTCTGTTTCTTTAAGTAGTTATAAATTATCGTGTCCCACATCCGAACCTGTGAGAATACATCTGCATAGTTTGCCTTGGCATCATATGCCATAACAATTGCAAGTTCGATGAGTTTCATCTTATCTTCCAGACGGTCAACAAGTTCTACGTCAATGATATTGTATTCGACAAACTTCTGCCAACCTTTTGTATAGAAGTCCTTGAATGTATCAAACTCTGAGTGATCAAGTTTCTTTTGTCCAAGTTCTACAGATGCAATATAATCCAAACGATATGACTCTTGTGCCTTGTAGGTAAACTTCTTGTAAAGATTCAGATAATCTAACTGTGTGATACCACCAATATCATATGTAATATTCTTACGTCCTGCAATATAGATTACATCTTCAGTTACCAATCCCCACGGAGATAAACGTTTACGAAGTTTCTCTCCCAAGACTCTCTCAAGTCTACGTGCCAGATATGGTATATCATACAACTCACTGTTCCAACCAGTGATGACCTCTGGTGTATTCTCTTCTATCATCCACCAGTGAATGAATGAATTTAATAACTCATACTCACTATCGAACCCTTTGTATATGACATTCTTCTGTTTATTATTGAAAGGTCCTTGACCCCAAGTGCGAATCTGTTTTGTTGTGTAATCCTGTATTGATATAAGAAGTATTTCTTCCGCAGCAGATTCTACATCAGGGAAACCATTCTCTGACTTTACCTCAATGTCTAATGTGGTGATCTTGATTTTACTTGAATCAAACTTGATTTCTTCTTCTGGATATTTCTCTGAAATATATTGATAGATATATCGATCATTACCATACACCTTAAAGTTCTCAATTTCAGAATATCTTTTGATAAATTCACGACACTCTCTTACAGTGCCTGGCTCAACAGACTCAACATACTCACCCTCAAGAGTTTTGTATTTTGTCTTCTTTTTTGAGGGAACAAAAAGGGTTGGATAGAACTTCTCACGAGTGGCAAAATGTCTTCCATTTTCATAACCACGAACTAAGAAATTGTCTCCAACCATTTGAACGTTGGTGTAAAACCTCATTAGGATGTCAATTTAATATACTTGTCATGTAATTCACCATTTGGTTCGACAAATGTGAGTGCATCACCTGACCTCATCATTGTAGCAGATTGATTGCTAAAATCCAACCATGGTTCCAAAGTGTATACATCTTTTGTTTTGATTAACTTATAAGGACTGATGATTTTACAATCTGGTTCACCAGGTATATCACCAAATACTTCTTCGATTTCTGATATCAAAACAACACCACTTGGCAGGATGATACACTGTATATTCTTTTCCATTTGATTTCAATTTCTTTATATATTATAACATAACTTCTCCGATTGTCCAACTTTTGTATCCAAATGCATCTATTGTATCATGAGCATCCTTCTCTGCTTCTTTTGGAATCACAATACAATATCCAATACCTAAGTTAAATACTCTTTTCATTTCCTCTGGTGGTATCTCTCCCGCAAACATAATTTTTTTAAATATATCGGGCATCGGCCATGAATCATAATTTACAATTGGTTTAAGTCCATCAGGAATACATCTTGGTAAGTTCTCAACAATTCCACCACCAGTAATATGTGCCATACCCAAGATTGGGATTTCATTTATTAGTTCTTTGACCACTGATGCATAGATACGTGTTGGTGTTGATAACTCAGGCATATCAAGGTAAGCAATCTTATGTCTCCAAAGCATATCATTAATCAAGCTGTATCCATTACTATGAAGTCCACTGCTCTCGATACCAATTATTAAATCACCCTTAGTAATATCTGAACCATCAATTATATCATCTTCTTCTACGACACCTGTGCAAAATCCTGCAAGATCATATTTCATTGAGTCATACATACTTGGCATTTCTGCAGTCTCACCACCTAACAGTGTGCATCCTGATTTTGTGCAACCCATGGCAATTCCTGTAATAATTTCAGATAATTTTTTTGCATCCAATTTACCAGTTGCAATATAATCCAAAAAATATAATGGTTCTGCTCCACATGTAATCACATCATTTACACACATTGCAACTAAATCAATACCAACCTCATAATGTTTATCCCATATCTGTGCAATTGATAATTTAGTGCCGACACCATCTGCCCCTGATACTAAGATTGGTTTCTTATACCCCTCTGGTATTTTAATCATACCATTAAAACCACCAAATCCACCCACAACCTCTGGTCGATAGGTGGACTTGACAGTATCTTTGATCTTAGTTACGAAAGCATTTCCTGCTTCTATATCAACTCCAGAACTTTTATAATCCATTACATGATAACAAGTTCTTTAATTATATCATAGATATTCTTTTCGTGCATGATGTTCTGGAACTACTTTACCCAACTTAACGGTAAGAAGTCCATCCTTGAATTGAACCTCTCTGACTTCAACATCTTCTGAAAGTGCCCATTCTCTAGTGAAACTTCTTTGAGCCAAGCCTTGATGGATATACTCGGGTCCTCCCTCTTTATCAGTTTCTTTTCGTCCTTCAACAAAAAGTTTTCCATACTCAGTATAAACATGAATTTCATTTTTCTTAAATCCAGCTAAGGCAATCTCTAAAAGAGACTCAACATTATTTAACTGAACAAGATTGTATGGTGGATAATTTGATACAGTTTCGTAAGAATTAAAAAAACGATCAAGGTAATCATCCATACCTATGCCGTTCTTCGAAATTATTTTCATCAACTCTGGTAAGTTTGCAGAGTGATACCTTTGTAAGTTCATAGTTCTCCTTAGTAAGCGAGTGTTGTATTTGGATCCTTTCGGCATCCAATACTATTTAACCATAAAACACAAAAAAAGAGAGGGTGGATAACCCTCCCTCTTTTTTATGGACTCATTGGTCTTCTCCTATCTTAAGAGTTTTCTGCATTCTTGTGCACTAAATTTGTCACCTTCTTTACATTCAATCATGCATTCAAAATATTCATCTACTGGGTCGGGATTTTTTATATTGTAAGGCACCCAAGAGTTCAAATGATTGAATGATATCGAGTTGTGCATAGGCATAATCTCCTTCTAACCACAATATTATTTAGAGATAAAATCGATTTTTTGTAAGGATTTCTTAACAAAAAGAAATGCCTAGTCGGGTTTCTTTTTCTTACTTCCTATATTATATTTTGTTTCCAATATCCATTCTCCTTTATCTTTATAAGATAAAACTTTAATTTGATTTAGAGGTGCAATATCTTGTATTTTATCAGCATTTAATATATCTACAAGTCCCCAATCAACTAAAAGTTGGACTATTCGATTACGTCTCTGAACATCATTTTGTGTGAGATTTGCATGCTTTCCATCTAATGCAAACAACTCTTTAAAATGCACAATAAAATATCTTCCCTGCTTATGCAGTATATGACATGATTGATATATCTTCTTTTCTTTTCTGGATGCTACACCAATTCTTGTAAGAGTTTCTCTGACTTTTAGAAAATCATCAGGTTCACCAAGTGAAATTTCTATCATTTGGTCAGACGACCAGTTCACTTCTGGTTCTTTAACCACACTCATTTCGATCCTCCAGTTTCAAATTTCGATTTTATAAAATTAAGTTGTTCTTTGGAAAGAATTTTTAGAATCTGTTTTGCTTTTTCGTTACTATATCCATAATAACGTTTCACATAATCTAAATCTTTGATCTCATCCTTACGAAGCCAAGGAGAAAATCTTTTCTTAACTCTGAGTGTATTTATAAAAAAGTCATATTGCATTTTCTTAGGTAAGAAATTATACCTATTCATCTCATTTGCAAACATGATCGCATCAAGATGACCAGAATAGCAACGATTAATTATGTAAGGTGGATACTCTTTCTCAACTGATGGGTCATCATCAATTAAGTTTTTCTTTGTTTGATTTATCGAGTTTAACCAATCTTTTAATTCCATTATATAAGTAGTTGTTCAAGTGGTGTTACAGGATGTATATCGTAATTGGTAACTAACAATTCAGTTTTTATATTTTCATCAGTTCCCTTATCTCCACGATGTGCCATAGAATATCTCAACTTCCATTCTTTTAAATTATAATCTTTATACAACTCACATAAACGATCATTCAGATTATATGTAATCATAAACTTAGATTTACATTTATAAACTTCTTGTGCAAATCTATCGTGATCAAATGATTTATGCATCTCACGATTCTTACCATATAAAAAATCTTTAATATCATATGGTGGATCTAAAAATATAAATGCATCACCAGTTGCATATGAGTGTATAACATCTGAATAATCTAAATTTGTTATCTTCCAACATTTAATTAACTTCGAAAACTCTGCAAGTTTCCTTGCTCCTACTAATGAAAAATTAGAATTAGATGCTGTCTGAGAAAAAGTGCTATTCTCCGTGAGACCAGAAAAACTACATTTATTCATAATAAAGAAAGCTACTGCCTTCTCAAAATCATCATAAGTATCAATCTCTTCTTTGTATCGATTAAATAAATCCTTTGCTTTCTGCGTTACTTTATCTGGATCACCAGCATCAAGTGTATTTTGCTTTTCTTCATAAACTCTCTCAGATAATTCTTCACCATTATCTCTTAACTGTAACCAAAAATTATATAAGGGAATATAAAGATCATTAATCCAAATAGGTATGTTAGAATTTTTCTTTGCAATATCTATTGCAACAGATCCACCACCAATGAACGGTTCTCGATATTCAGATATTTTTTTTGGATACCATTGAGAGAGTGTTTTGATAGCTTTTGATTTTCCACCAGGATATCTTAATGGTGTTTTTAATAACTTAATAGATGATACCGTCAAAACGACCTCTTAATTCTTCAAGTTCCATCCTAATTGTAATAATTTCAGCAAGATCTTTAACTTCTTGTGACATAGAACGGTATCCTGTGCCAACATAAATTTGACCTGCCATCACAGCAACAGTGCAAGCACCCCAGAAAATGTAATATTTGTTTGATTTAAATTGATTTAAAATTTGAGTTTTTAGTTTTGACATTTTTTTCATTTTAAATTACCCGTAATAATAAAGTACAACATAACTCCAGACCCTATACCAGATAGAAGTGTGAAAATTCCAATAAGTCCAAATATATTCATTTAAATTCACACTCCACCATAATTTCAGTCAGTGCTGCTAAAAGATTTATCTCTTGATCAGCAACGAATGCCATTTGATACTGATACTTTGCAATCACTAATACTGCTGCAGGAATACTGGTCGGCACCATTGTATCATATAAAGTATCATAGATGCGTCGAAGTAAAACAGTTGGATCATTATCTAAATTAGTGACAACCCATTTACGAACTTCAGAGAAGTTTTTTTGTTTAAGATTTTTGACAAGATCATCTACAGCAACATCAGAAAATGCTGCTAATATACCACTATCTATTTTACCACTTACAGAATATCTTTGACACTCATTTAACACTCTCCTCCAATCAGGAAAGTGTTTATTAATTAATTGTATTATAACTTTCTTATCTGATTCGACTCTTTCAACTTCAAGTATATGATTTATCCTAGAAAAAAATTGTGCCGCTATTGCTGGCTTGTCTTTTTTATTAACAGAAAAGTCAACCACAGAGCAACGAGAATGTAGTGGCTCAATAATTTTGTTCTTATAGTTGCAGGTGAAAATAAATCTACAGTTTCTGGAGAACTCCTCAATAGACGCTCTAAGGAGGAGTTGTACGTCGGAAGTGGTATTGTCTGCTTCATCAATGATGATGACTTTATGTTTCGAGTCACTCGTAAGAGAGACTGTAGATGCGAAGTTTTTTGCGTTGTTCCGAACAGTGTCAAGAAAACGTCCTTCATCCGATCCATTAATGACATAGTAATCTGCTCCTATTTGATGACACAATGCTTTAGCAACTGTGGTTTTACCAATGCCAGGTGGACCTGACAATAACATATTTGGTATCTCACCTTTCTTTACAAATTCTTGAAAGGTTTGTTTAATTCTTTCTGGTAAGATACATTCGTCAATTGTAGTGGGTCTGTATTTTTCAACCCATATAAAGTCACTCATTTAATTACTTA